ACAACCTGGTTCAACGTACGAAGCCCCTGCTGTTCTTTCGTAGCAGGGTTCAGCGCCTTCATCGAACCACCCTCAATGCTAATCAGGAACTCGCCGTACAGGTCTTCTTTCGAAACCTCAGGCCACTGCGCCCCCTCGAACCCTGCCACTCGGATAGCCGTCGGCTCGTCCAGATACTCCTGGCAGAGAAGGAACATGAGCGTTCCGATCTGCGCCGCAGCCTCTTCAACCGACTGGATCTTGTCCTGCGCACGCAACGTAGCGACACCCTCAACGACAGCAGCGGCCGTAGCGGACATACGGTCGGCGCCCATACCGCCGGACTGGAAGTCGTTGATACCAAGAACTTCTTGCATGTACGCCTGAATTTCGGCTTTAGCAGCATAAATGTCGTTTGCCAAAGCGGCGCGGAACACAGGAACAATAATCTGGTCCAGCGGTTCACCGTTAGGAACTTCGACCTGCGCAACAACGTCCGACTCGGACGACTCCAGCGCGGCGATCAACTCTTCGGTCACGGCGTCCTTGCGAACAAGATACTTCTGTCCGGCCCGGCGCGCGTTCTCGAACTGTTCGGTGATCAGTTCGTTCATCATCTCCTGCAGCGAAGCAACATTGTCAATGTCGCCAAAACCCCAGAAGTCGTTCCCGCTCGAAGTGAAGTTACGGACGTGGACGAACGGCGGGTAGCGGTGCGACCAAGGAAGGTCACCCTGCCACAGCGGGTCGGGGGACTCCAACTGGAACACGGACAACTGCCGGGTTCGCATGTCGTAGAACTCCCAGTAGGTAGCAGTGTCAAGGGCCAAGTCGGAATAGTGGCTGCCCTGAACCTCTTCGACCTGACGTCGCCACTCGGCCTGATACTCATCGGCAGGGTTGACCGTCGCCCCGTCACGAACAACAGTGTCTTCATTGACGTCAAATTCCGGGTTGGCGAGAACTTCGTCGACATGCATTGTGATACGGTGAGCGACCCACTGCGCGTCTTCGATACGTCGGGCGTTGTTCGGGACAAAAATGTCGTACGGGGACACGTACTCTGCGAACGGCTCCGACCGGATGACGCGCATCATGCTGGATGGCACAGAACGTTCCATGACTTCGATACGGCCGTCGAAATCGCGGTCTTCCAAAATGGCAGTAAGGCGTTCGTCGTTGTACTTGTCCAAAGCGATCTCACGGCGAGCCGAACCGTCAAGTTCGGCTTCTTCCTCGATGTGAGTCCAACCGACCTTGACAAACCCTGAGCCAAGGCGGACCGCGTCGGCGGTCGCATCACGCAGTTCGCGGGTGGTCCGGAGCCGCTTCCAGAAGTAGTTGATAACAGCGTCGGCAACTTCGGAGTTCAGTTCGGCTTCTTCCCCTCCGGCGTACGGCACTGCAACAAACTGCGGGTCTCGCGAAACGACAGACGCAAGAATGATGTTAATATGTGGCAGAATCATGTTGACAACATGCTCAGACAGGTGCGGGAAGAAGTCGGTCAGTTTCCCAGCCTGGACCTGCTCAGCCTGACGAAGCGACCCGGTTCGGTACAGGGCTTCGATAAGCCGCCAGCGGCGGTGGCGCTCGTCCATCGTCGCAACAGAGTGGCGGACAAGGTCCTGCATCTGCGTCAACGAGTAAGGCTGAATCTTTACCGCCATGAGCCGGCTCTCCGCATTCTCCTGGCATAACTTTGGTTGTCACGGTCCTGCTGCCGCCAGATCGCAGCCGCCTCATCGAAGATGTGGCCTACCGTGAACACCTGCATGTTGTCGACAAGTCCATCCATATGGCTGTTTGTGGCCTTCGGAGCGTTCTGCTCAGCCACATAAACCCAGATTGCGGTTGACATGACTAGGTCGTCGTTCATTCCAACGTCTGCCGCGACTTTCCCGTCAGGTTTGACAACGAAAGCGCCAAGTTCCCGGCGCAACATCGCATCAACGCCACCCATGACCGTCTCATTCTCAAAATCAAGCCATTTTGCTAGCGTGTCAACGACCAGCGGACGCCGCGTTGCGGTCATAGGGAACCCGTACATCTGTTCCTGCCGGTATTTACGGTGTCCTGTGTACCTGTGGACGTACAGGTTCGTGTAACCTTCGGATCTCATAATATGAACGACAGTTTCGCCGTACCCGCCTTGCCGTTCGACGACCATCAGCGCGTCACGGCCGGCAGAATCGGCAAAGAAACGTCCGGTAAGCATCGCATCAACCGTATATTCGGCCGGTTCGACCATGTTTGAGTGCCAGAACCCTACTCTTTGCGGCACACCATCCTGATCGACCCACCCTATACACATCGACGTGTAGTCGCCGCCCGTCCCAGACGCTGGGTCAAGGGAAATTACCGCCCTGCAACCGTCAGGCACCCCAATCAGGGCGTCTTCGCGGAACCTGAAGTTCCCTTCGCTATCAGGTTTGAACGTAACATTGCCATAATCGTCGTTTACAAGGTCGCCGCGAAGCGGAAAGTCCTCAAATTCTTCCACATCAGGCAGATCTACAAACCTGGAACGGCCAGACTGTCTAAAAGCCTCCTCAGCGGACGACGGATACTCGGCAAAAAACAGCCAAGGTTCCGACGCCATCGCTTTTTTCTTCGCATCATAGTGCGTGTAGTCGATTGTTTCACGTGAAACGGCCGGGTTCATAAACCTGGACACGTACCACGGGTGAAAAATCGGAACAAACTGGTTGTCTCCACGTTCTGCGTCACGGTAAAGACGCGCGAAAGAGTTGTGGCCGCCACGTGCCGTGCTGAAAACGATCATTGAACCGCCCGCGTCGGTCGTCGGAAGCAGCGTACGCAGCGCATCGTCCTGATATTCGGCCAGAGCAGCCTCGTCCCACAGCACCAGCGTCGCCGTCTGACCGGCTGCCACCGTCCTAGTAGCCGCGTACGACGTGATGCGGGACACCATACCGTCAGAAAACTTGTACGAATGGTGTTTTGCCGCGTCGTTGTCCAGTTTCGGGCCGCGTTCCAACACCCATTTTGGCAGGAACGACCACATGAAATCGATCATTTCCAACGCTTTATCGGCTGCAGTCTGACTACGAGACACCATTACGATGTTCGAACCGGGCCGGAACATCAGCATCCACAGCGCATACGCCATAGCAAGCGTCGTAAGTCCCAACTGGCGGGCCTTCAGAACAACCACATACCGTTCCGAACGGAAGATATCGAGCGTCTCACGCTGGTAGTCGAACAGTTCGAAGTTTGTACGGCCAGAAGTCCCACCCATAATCTCGCCGGCAGGGATCTGCAGGCACTCTTCGAAGAAAAGCGCCGGATCGTCCCGGTATTGGCGCCACTTCAACTCGGCGTAAGCCTGCTCCAAGGCGGCACGGCGACGCTGGTTCACGCCGGAGCAACCTGCAACGACATCCAGCCGGTCATCGCGTCCATCCCGATAAGCCGGCACACCTCCCCAACCAGGTCTTCATCAGATATATCGGGGAACATGTTGCCAGATTTCTGCTCAGCCTCAATAAAAGGCTTCCCGTAATGTTTCATGTACATGTCGATAGCGCCCTGGTTGCCATCCATCGCCATCCTGACCAGCGTGTCTTTCACCTGCTGGTACCGCTGCTCGTCCTCCGACAGCGACTCGTCCCACACAGGATCGTCAGACACCGTCAAAGCGGGCGTCTCGAATTTTTTCAAAGCATTACCATGAGAAGCAGGTTTCGGACCGCCAATGGCCGACACAGTCGAATTCGGTGCGGAGTGAGACACCTCGATCCGACGCTGTCTCACTAACTCCTGAAACGGCTCCTGAGCCTCCCAACGGGACAACGTACGAGGATTCACACCCTTAAGATGTGCGAAATCCCGTTTCGTAGTAGGAAGACCAAAAGAAGTCTTTAAACGGGACGGCGTAGCCAGCCAAGTAGCATACTCATACTTGACCGACGTTTTAGGAATATTCGCCATTACTTCTTCTTCTTAGCAGCCTTCTTTTTCTTCGGAGCAGCACCAGCCTGCCGCAACGCCGCACCAGAACGGCTCTCCCGGCGAGCACGCGCCGCCGCAGCCTTACCCGCAGCCGTATACGGAAACTTCTTCCCACCAACCTTAGGCATAATCAGTCCTTCACCATTTGACACGGTCAGCCCAATAGGCTGCCGACATCTTACCCTTAGCAATATTCTTCGCATGCCGCGCCTTAAACGAAGCACGCTTCGTCTTCATACGCGCAGACTCACCAGCCTTCGGCTTCCCAGCAGTCTTCGCACCCTGCTCGCCAAAACGGATCGTCTTCACCTGCGAACCCTGCTTAGCAACAACAATATGCGACTTCTTCGGATGATTCGGCGTACGCTTAGGCTTGTTATACCCGGACACCCCGGCACGCTTCAGACGAGAATCAGGCTTCTTAGCGGGCACGCTTACGCCCCTTCGCCGCCATAGTCTGAAACTTCTTCGCCCCATACTTCTTACGGCCAATAGACGCCGCCAAAGCCTTAGGATCCCTCACACCCTTCTTCGCCAAATCCTTCGACAACTTCTCAAACCGACCGCCACCACCAACCTTCATCGACTTCTTCTTAGTAGCCATCTTTACTCCGGTCTACCCTAGTGCGTCGAACCTTACGTTCGACGCCCGGTCTAACCCTAGGTACCCTGGGAAACGCACGTCAAGCAGGCAGTCCAATTACCAACCAATCAACCAAACCTAAAATTAGACCCACCAGAATCCCAACTACCAAGCGACCGCCCATAAAACGGAACCTCCTCAATCCCCTCAACAGGACGAGAAGTACTATCATAAATACGACCCAAACGGTCCGTAAACCACCCGCCAGGCATAGTACCACCCGGCGCATACACCTCATCAAAAACCTCAGTACCCATATAATCCGCCGGACGACCAGCCCCGCGCCCACGCCACTCAGGAACCCGATTATACGCAAACGGCACACCAGACTCCGCACGATACGGCCAAACCCTAAAACCCTCATACGGAGCCACAACAGGCGACCCCATATCCTGAGGCGGAAACACCACACGACGCCCAGAATCAAAATCACGCATAGCCAACGGCCGCGCCCCACCAGCAGACGGCGAAGAAAAATGGCTACGATCCTGATCCATCGACTCCCACGGATCAACATCCCGACCCTGACGCCTCAAATAATCCTCAGCGCCATACTTAGCACGATCCCCACCATCCAAACCCAACGCACGCCCACCACCACCACGCTGAATAGACCTATTCATCTCCCGCACCCCACGACGACGCCGAGACGCAGCCCGCGAAGCAGCCAACAACTGCCGAACATTCCCAGACCGCAACGCAGCCCGCAACAAACCAGACGCCATAACCAACCTCCAAATAGGCCCTACAAATAGCCCCACACGTGGCCGACAAACCCAAACAAACGCCCCACACCCAAAACCCCAAAAAATACACCGCCAGACATCACTAACGCGGAGGAGCCCGCCGGGGGAACCGGCGGGGCTCGCCCCGGCGATCTAGCCGCCGGGATCGAGCCGCGCCGGTCCGGCCCCGTCGCCCGCCAGCCGGGTGGCTGGCGGGCTGGCGGGTTCCTCCGTTCGCGTCGAGGCGGGGGCCTGCCCCCGTCCTCGCGAACGCTCCCGTGGCGAAGCCGCGGGAGCGTTCGTCCTCGAACGCGAACGTCGCTCCTCCGTGCTGCGTCGCCCCCCTGGGGCGACCCGGCGTGCCGGGTTGCGAGGGGGGCAACTTGGCAGGCCGGCACACCGCCCCTTGGGCGGTGTGGCCGCGGCCGCCTTGCGGCCGCTCGCCTGGCCTGCCGTTGTCCCCCCGTCGCACCGGCACCAGCCGGGTCGCCCTGCGGGGCTGCGACGCTAGCACGGAGTTCGCTATGTTCGAGTTCTCGTTCCTCACGATCCTCGCCGGCATCACCACGGGCGAGTTCAAGCGCGAGGACAAGGCGGGGCAGAAGTTCACCCGCCTGGTCCTGCGCGACGCGAACGGCGTCCGCCAGAGCCTCCCTTGGTGGGAGGCGCCGCTGCCCGAGGGCGAGGCCCTCGTGCTCGGCGAGGGCGACGAGGCGCGGTTCGCCGCGGGTGACGCGGTCCGCGTCACCCTGCGGCTGAACCGGGCCGGCTCGGCCTCGGTCGCGCGGATCGCGCACGCCGAGGTCGCCGTCCCGACGGCGTCGCTCGTCGGCTGAGGCCGACGGCGCCCCGGCCCCCTTCGGGGGGCCGGGGTCGCCTCGGGCCTCTGCCGTAAGTTCTTGATCGGCCGTTGTCAGTCTGGAGGAGGCCGTGTGTCTCCGGAGAGGAGGACGCCGTGATCGACGGTGTCGATGTTGCTGTTCTGCTGGTGTTCTGTCCGCTGTTGGCTACGCTCGGCCTGGTGCTGAGCAGGAAGGGGTGGTGATGGAACGGGATGTGGATGCCCGTGTGTATGACGCTTTGGAGCGTCACGGGCTGGACCTTCCCCTCTCTGAGTTTTGGGATCATCTTCAGGATGAAGTTTCTTTCTTTGATGATCTGAAGTTCGCCGCTTATGCGGTGCAGGTCCTTATGGATATGTCGGACTGGGCTTCGTTCGATGAGTCCGATAAGGAGATGGTTCGTAAGTTCGGCACCTTGTATGTGGAGTTGAAGGTGCTGGTGTCAGATCTGCTGCGTCGTAACCCTAACGCTCTGATCTGATTGGTCAGCCCCGAATGGGTTGTTACGGGTTCGAGTCCCGACGGGGCGCTGGTAGCATCCTGCTACCTAGAGGAGGAGATGCTGTGGACCTGTCCAATGTGGATGACGCGACGCTGATGATCCACGTCGCGATGCTGCTGGATGACCTGAGCGCGTGGGCACAGGAGTCGCGAGACTCGGAGGCGTCGCTGCTCTGCCAGAAGACGGCGGACATGCTGCGCACCGTGACCGCGAAGCACCTGCTCGCGCAGCGCAGGACGGAGGTGGTGCTGTGAAGTACCGTGTGGTGCTGCACCTGACCGTTGAAGGTCAGGATATGTTGGATGCGCTGATGCCTGTAGGAGAGGCGCTCCACTTCGCTGAGGACGTTCTGGTGCTGGAGTTTGACCGTGTCCAGCCGTGAAGACCAGATCGTCGTGCTGAACGAGTTGCTTCAGCATATGGATGATGTTGCCAGGTCATTCGCCTGGGTGGAGGACGACAGGTTCGTCCACCATCACGCGCGTATGAGGCTGGAGATCACCGCTTCTGCGGACCGTATTCGTAGTAAGATGTTGTCGCTTGAAGAGGATGTCGATGCCGCTCGGCAGCGAGGAGAAATCTGATGAGCACGGAATCTTGGGAGCGTATCTACTGGATGCGTAAGGTTGAGCAGGCTGAGCGTGAGATCGAGCGGCTCCGTGAGGAGCAGCGCGAGTATCGCAAGGCTGCTCAGATGGCGAACGCCAGGTTCACGGAGGACTACTATGCAGAAGCATTACAACACTCTGCTCGTTGACGAGCAGGGCACCATCACTCTGGTTCTGCTCGGCGAGATCTTCGACGATGTAGACCCGGAGACCCTGATCAAACTGGCATCCTCCTTCATGGAGGGTGCTCGCGTTGCAATGATGCGTCGCATCGCTGTGACTAACTGAGGAGGAAGACGATGCCGAACTGGTGTGACAACATGCTCCGCATTAGCGGAGACATGAAGGATGTGATAGGATTTCACGAGAAGTTTCTTGCCCGCCGGAAGGAGTATCTGGTGGTGCGCACGGATGAGAACAACCAGCCTGAAAGCGTAGTTGTCTCTGACCCTGAGCCGAACCTGTGGATGTGGAACACTTACGCCCCTGAAGGGGAGGAACTGGTCAAGTATCCGTACGATGGGTACTGGTATGACTGGAACACTAACCATTGGGGTGTGAAGTGGGACTTGCGTGATCAGCGGTTCGAGATCGGTGATGATTTCATCGAATATTATTTCCGCACACCATGGGGTCCACCTTCCCTGTGGATTGACAAGATGGCGCAAGATCATCCGACTATCAACTGGAACTGTGAGTGGGACGAGGAAGGTGGGTTCTATGGTGAGATGATCTGGAAGGATGGTGACATGGTGCACGGGTTTGAGCGGAACCATCACGATCCGGCGTAGCGAGGTTGACGGACGGCCAGGCGTAAGCCTGGTCGTTCCGTCACCCTATGCCTTGCCAGAGTGGAGGAGGTCTTGCCGGTCGTCTCGTCCGGCTGCTTGGCATAGCAGGCTGGCAGCGCGCTTCGCGCGCTACCGCCAGCCTGCTATTGCCCGGTTCGCCGGACGATCCGACCGGCAAGCCCGCCCTCACTGTGGAGTGGGGGTGTTACCCGAGAGGAGTAGAGATGCCTGCTGGACAGGTAGCATTGCTCGGATTGGTATGCACGCTATGTGATGCAACACTGACGGAGTACGACGCAGAGCAGTCGCAGTGGGAGTCCGTATGTGAGGACTGCTACAACGAACAGTTCGCAATGTGCGAACGCTGCGACCACGTCGGCCGTATGGGAGGCATTGGCCTTCCACATACGGTGTACCGCCAGTTGAGAACACGGTGGGGTCTCGCCTATGCAGAACGCATGGCGTATTCCGCGCCGGTTTCTTTTTTTGAAGACGGTGATATGTACCTGTGCTCTGGGTGCGATTACACGTGCGAAAACTGCGGTTCTATCTTCGCATACGAAGACAGCCGAGATGAGTGCTGTGGGATGGGAGACGAGGACGATCTCCACAACTATTCGTGGCGTCCTTTGCTTCGTTTCCACTCTGATCTTGGTGCACGGCATCTGCCGATCCCTGGCAGGCTGTACATGGGATTCGAAGTTGAGATGGAGAACGCTTCGACGCTTGCGAAGCAGGCGTGCGAAAGGTTCGGCGAGTCCTGGTATGAGCCTGACGCGGTGTACTTCAAGTCGGACGGTTCGCTGTCATGGTCTGGTGCAGAGATGGTCACTCACCCTATGACGCTCGAAGCGTTCCGTGAGAAGATGCCATGGGACATGATCGAATGGTTGCGTAGTAATGGTGCACGTGCGTGGCATCGCAGCAACTGCGGCCTTCACGTTCACGTGTCACGTTCTGCGTTCACACCTTCGCACATGTGGAAGTTCGTGAAGTTCCAGGCTGTCAACGCTGGTCATTGCACGGCTGTTGCTGGCCGTGACTCTGAGCAGTGGGCATCGTGGACTAACGATTACATGGTAGAGATTACTAAGGAACCGTCGAAGGCTGTGAAGCGTACAGCCCGACATTCCAGGTATTCCGCCATCAACATCACACCATCTGAGACGATTGAGTTGCGATACTTCCGTCCGAATCTGACGAAGAACGGGCTGGTTCGTGTCGCAGAGTTTGTCGATTCGTTGTACGAATACACACGGACTATCACCGTGCAGTCGATCCTGTTCGGCAGGCTTGACTGGTCCGAGTATCAGAACTGGCTTTCGGACAAGCCGCAGTACGCTACCATCTACCAGTACATCACCGGATCAGTAGAGGAGAATGACTGATGTGCATCGCCATCTACCAGGATGCTGGCAGCACGCTGACTGAGCAGGAGATTCGCAACAGTTGGAATGCGAATCCTGACGGCGGCGGCCTGGCATACATCGACGACTGCGGCAAGGTCTGCACGTTCAAGTCGATGAAGTTGAAGGGACTGCTCGAAGAGTACGAGCGTGTTGTGGACATGCACGGTCAGCACAGCCCGATGCTTGTGCACTTCCGTATTGCTACGCATGGCACGGTCAACGAGTACAACTGCCATCCGTTCATGGTGAACAAGAACATTGCCATGATTCACAATGGTGTTATCCCTGTGCTAATCGACAAGAAGGACAAGCGGTCTGACACCAGGGTGTTCACGGAAGAGTATCTTCCGAAACTGCCGAAGGGCTGGCTTGACGACGACTACCTGTTCGACATGGTTCAGGAGTACATCGGGCACAGCAAGTTGGTGTTTCTTAGCACGGAGAACAGGGACCGTGCGTATATTGCCAACGAGCACATGGGCCATTGGAACCCTGTCAAGACGATCTGGTTTTCCAACAAGTCGTACTGCAGTGTCAGCAGTATGTTCTCCAAGTACAACCCGAACGCTAAGTGGCAGCAGCCGTCTATGGCGGACAGCACGCAGGGCTTCGACCCGTACACGTACGAGGAAGACCCGGCGATTGGTCAGTGCAAGTTCTGCACTGGCATGTCCGTGTATGACGGTGTCTGTTACGAGTGCGAAATCTGCCAGTCGTGCAGCATGACTGACGATTACTGCACCTGCTACACCAGTATCGCTAACATGACCGATGAGCAGTGGAAGAAGTTCTCCACGCCTGTATGAGAGGAACCGTGATGGATTATCTAGCGATGCAGATCGAAGCAGTTAATCAGGCCCTTCACATCATCTTCGGCCCTCGTCCTTCAGATTTGGAGGACGAGGTGACCGAAGGTATGCTGGAAGAGTGGAAGATCCACCGTGCAGAGGAGCGTAACCTGTGAAGAAGTATCAGCGTATCTTTATCACCAGCATTTCCTTCACTACAGAAGACGGTATGAATATTACTGTCGTGCCAGAGATGGCGCTCTGTAATGTGATGGAAGAGGAGGAGTATGTGGAGATGCAGATCCCGGTCATTACCGGAGATTTGACTACGCATATCGTTCTGACAGACCAGGAGATGCGGGCTGTTCAGAGAACTGCACTTATCCGTGAGTCTCTGCGTGCTGTGACACGGGCTATGCGTGGTGCACGATGAGGGATTGGATAGATGATGCGAACTGTCGTGGGATGGATACAAGCATATTCTTCCCTGAGAATGGGATGCAGTATGACCCGTTCGTAAGGGAGGTGTGTTATTCCTGCGACGTTCAGGAACAGTGCCTGTTGTACGCAGTCAGTCATTCGATTGACTACGGAATGTACGGAGGGATGTCTCCAAGAGAGAGGGACGCATGGAGGAGCAAGAACAGGACTATCACGTCATCGTTGTGGAACGGGCAACTGGCGAGCCTTTCCTGATCGAAAGGTATTATGATCAGGAAACTGCTGTGACTGTTGCTCAGAATCTACGCAGATATTATGTTCTCGAACGAGAAGACGAAGAGTTCGAAGTCCAACTGAAGAGGAGAAGTTATGTCAGTGCAGTCTGATCTGTTAGAGGAAGTTGCCGGTATTGTTTCTGGTGCACGTAACCGCGACTATGGTCCGCCGGGTGTCAACCTGGACCAGCGTACGGCTGCTCTGTGGAACGTGTATCTCAGCACAGCACCGTACGAGCAACTGGACGGTGTCGATGTGTGCAACCTGATGATCTTGCTGAAGATGGCACGGACCATGGAAGACAGGCACGTGAAGGATAACTATGCGGATATGGCAGGGTACGCTGCTGCCGCATGGGAAATCGTGAATCCGATTGTCGATATCGAAGACGCTATGTTTTGAGGAGGAATATGATGTCAAGATATATTGTGACGCAGACTGTGTGGTACGAGGTGTCTGCTGACAGTACGGACCAGGCGTTGGACCTGGTGTATAACGAATCGGATGAAGCCAAGGTGCTTGATATGGAGCACACTATCGAGGATGCGAGGTACTGATATGAACGAGTATGTTGTTTTGGCTCAGAAGTGGGCTAACCCTAGCGATCCTGAGTCTGACATTGCAGAGTGGAAGGTTGGTACGTTTGAGCAGATTGCGTACTGGCTGGAAAAGTGGGAGGATGAAGGTTATCTGTGCAACGTTCGGCGTTGCACTAACCCGCTAAACAACGAGTTCGTTAAGGCTCGGATTGAAAAGGTGGTTCAAGCATGAGAGTGTATGAGATTCACAAAAAGACTGTGTACGAGATTTCTGCTAATGATGACCAAGAAGCAATTAATCTTGCTATCGATGGTTACGGCAGCATTATGGAAGAGGAGTATCTTATTGATAAGACCTCAGAGGAGATTGAAGAGTGAAGTTTGCGGCTGGTGTGCTGCTGGGCCTGCTTCTTGCGGGCCCAGCAGTGCACCGTCACACTCACGTGACAGAGTACAACACGTTTCAGATTGAAACGAAAGGCTCTCTAGAATACGAATACACTACTGTGCCGTTAGAGATCGAAGTTATTGACGGTCAGGAGTGGTGCGTGATTGAGATTCTTGGCGGGCCTACTGCAGACTGGGATGCTGCCGATGTTATGGCTGTGTTGGATGAGGCATGGCTAGATTACAATGGTCCTTGTGACATGATGGAGGGTAAGGATGCCTTGGACTGAAACGTCTGTGTATGACGCACAGTTTTGTGACATGCTGTGTGCTGTGTGCACGGCAGTGATTGACCCTGACAACGAGGAGTATGCGTCAGGTTATGTGGACAAGTACGGTTCCTACTACATGTGTGAGGAGTGCAAGTGATGGATGCATACAATCATGGCAAGGATGTTTACCGTGTTTCTGTGGCAGTAGAGATTCTGGCGAACAGCGCCGATGAAGCAGTAGAGATTTCTGACATGCTACTCATCACCGATAAGGTTGCTAATGACCCTCGGTTTGTTTCGTTTAGCATCGCTACGCCCCGTGGAACAAGGGAGGTGAACGCATGAGCGGCTGGACTTTCGCCAGCGACCCCTGGGACAGGGACCTGCCCATCGACCCACCCACCACTGACTACGACAGGTACGAGTACAAGTGGGAGGATTGGCTCAACGACAACTACGACAAGGAAACAAAGACCGTCTTCGGCATCGATTCCGAAGATAACCAGAAGTTGTACGATGAACTGTGGGAGCAGTTTATGGACGAGATGGTTCGCTCAGTGTACGATATCTGAGTGAACAGGGCCGGTAACTCAATAGGCAGAGTAGCGGACTTTTAATCCGACAGTTGGGGGTTCGATTCCCTCCCGGCCCACTCGCGATAGAAGGGAGCAAGATGGAACGCTGGAGAAAGAGCACACTGAAGTCTCTGCTGGAAGGATGTTCTTGGCAGTATGCGTTGGAGAAGATCTATAATGTTCCGTCGTATGGCAGTCCATATACTGCACTAGGTACTGGTTTTCACGCAGGAGTAGAGCATTGGGAGAACTCTGGCCGTGAAGCAGACCAGGAAGAAGTTGCGAATGTTGCGGCAGATGCGGCTTTCAAGCAGGCTAAACTTCTTCCTATGGACAACTGGTTTGAGCACGAACTAGATCCTCAGTGGGTTGTGGATTCTGCTCGTGAGGCTGTCCGGCTTTGGTACGAAGAGCCTTACGTGAAGGGCGGCGTAACTCTTCAAAAGATTACTGAAGGACGGGAGTGCCTAGGTACTGAAGTGTACTTGGAGGCTGACCATCCTGATAGCGACCGTGGGCTGCAGGGTACGGTCGATGGCCTGTACCGTGACGAGTATGGGATTACCGTCGTGGACTTTAAGACTGCGTCGTCGTTCCGCAAGTGGGTGTACGACCAGCCGCCGTCAATCGAAGCGTCCGCTTACCTGTGGATGGTTTCGCAGAACTACGATGCGCCACAGTACACGTTCGAATGGCATATTGTTTCCCCGAAGACTGGTAAGACACGGCTAGTGTCTGCTGGAAACATGTTTCCTGGCCAGTTGGAGAAGTTGTCCACCTCCTTGCGTGAAGCAGATGTGCTGGTAAAATACAATGCGTTCCGGCCTAACCCGGACTGGAACTTGTGTCAGAGAAAGTGGTGTGCTTTCTACGAAGGATGCCAAGTTGACGGCTCTCTCTCTCCGACCAGACTTCCGATCTCTGCCGCATCCACCTCAGATGCCCCCAGCGTCTGAGAGTCAGAGGTCGGACGGCGTTGAGCACCGGACCCTCCTCTCCCGTGTGCTCCGCCCCACCCCCCAGCCAGATCCGTGCCTGGCTGGGGGGCTAGGTTTCCTCCCATGATCGTAACTTTAGAGCCGTGGGAGTTGGACTGGGCATATCATGTTGCTGAGCGTCGCAACGCTGCGAACGAAGGAGTGCGTGACGCTGCACATTATGATGTCCACCGTATGCAAGACAACCTTGTCGCAGGCCAGGCATCATGCTGCTGCGAGATGGCTGCCGCAAAAGCGCTGAATATGTATTGGGCTGGTGCATACTGGCCTCGGGCAGAACACTCTAAGCACAAGGCTGAACCTGACTTGTTTCCTGATGTTGAGGTGAGGAGGATTCGTGCCAAGTCGAATCCGCTTGCAGTAAGGCAGCGGGATGCGGAGCGTAACCGGCGTATGGTGTTGGCGTATGCGGAGGCTCCGACGTTCTCAGAGATTGTTCTGCTAGGATGGGTTCGTGCGGCTGATGCTTGGCCGTACGCACAGCCGGCAGGATGGGACAAGTCACAGACGACTCGTCTCGTAGCACAAGACCAGTTGTCCCCGATGGGGGACTTTGACTAGGAGCAACAGGATGGCAAGCATTTCCCACATCGACGTTGAGGTTCGCCCCTCGCGTAACTATCAGACGGTTGGCGTCACGGCACGGATCGTGTTCGATACGCCGGTCACCCCTGATGAGGCACGGTTCGAAGCCGACCTGGTGTACAGCCAGTTGGTGGATTTTGCTTCTTCAAAGATTGATTCGCTGTCGGAGCAGCGTGGCGCCGAGGTTGCGCCGGCCGTGCAGCAGACGGCTGCGCCGGTCAGTGGGGTCAACCCTGCTGATGCTGCAACGTGGCCTATTGCATACAAGCCAAACGGTGCCGGTTCCTTTCGGTACCTCCCCACTTCGGTGGTTCCCCGTCAGCGGCTGATCGAGATGGTGACGGAAAAGTTGCCGGCGCTGGGTATCGACCCTGAGCAGGTTGTCGTCTTCGACGACCGGACTGGTGACCGTGGCATTGAGGGCGGTGGGCAGTCGTACTGCGTCGGGAAGGTGAAAGCGAAGTCGGACTCGCCGCTTACTGCTGCGATGCAGGGTAAGCAGATTCTGGCGAACGTCGACTTCGAGCCGGGCGGTCAGGTCAAGGTCACGCTGTCGCGTGATGGCAAGACTGCTCTTCAGGCGATGCAGATCGCCGGTCAGTTCGCTAGCCTTGGGGCTGTGGAAGAGTCCGCGCCTTTCTGATATCATAAGACCCCAGCGCCCCCCGACCCGCCCCCGGTCGGGGGGCCGCTGGTCTTATAGAGGAGATGAGGATGTTGCAGATGATGTTTGACGATAAGCCACCTACCGACACGTTCCCGATGCTGTCGGTCGAAGACCTTGCAGAACTTCCGCAGCCTGAGTGGCTGCTGGAAAACCGGCTGCCTGAAGGGCAGACGTGGGTGTACGGAGAGCCTGGTGTTGGCAAGACGTTCGTCGTGCTGGATTGGGCTGCGTCGGTTGCAGCGCACGGAAACAAAGTCATCTACTGCCTTGGTGAAGGTGTCAAGGGGTTCAGTAAGCGTGTGCTGGCATGGCGCAAAGCCCATCCTGAGGCTGACCTTCGCAAGTTCAATGTCATCCCTATGACTCCGCACCTGCTAGACCCTCGGTCTGCTGAGGCTTTTCAAAGTCTGATCGCAAAGAACGAACCGAAACTTGTGGTGATCGACACGTTCGCCCGTGCTTCTGTCGGTGGTGACGAGAACTCTGCCAAAGACATGGGTATGGCTATCTCTGTGCTGGACACTATCTATCGTGTGAATGATTGTTCGTCGTTGGTTGTTCATCACTCGCAAAAGTCTGGCGGTTCAGAGCGAGGTTCGGGTGCTATTCGTGGTGCGGCAGATGCTACGTGGGAGATTGTTCCTGATTATACGCATCCAGGTTTGCACACTTTGCAGGCTATCTGCCGGAAGATGAAAGATTCTGAGCCGCCTCGTCCTGTGCTTGCGCAGTTGCGTCCGTGTGAGGATTCTGCTGTGGCGTATCCGTCTTCTCTGTGATGTTCTACAACAAGGTGAACTTCGTCCCCCCAGACCTGTTGGAGTCTGGGGGGATCGGGGCTTTGAGTGCGAACGATGGGGAGTCGTTCACACGGGAAAGCGTCGATGATGTGGTTCGTCTTGTTGTGGAGAAGTTTGTGGATCAGTTGCCGGAGTGGCAGCGGTCTGCTGTGCAGATGACGGTGATGTCGCAGTACACGTATGAAGAAGCCGCGGAGGTGATTTCAGGGCTGCGTGGTGTGCCGACCGATAAGAAGACGGTGTGGCGCTGGGCACGCAAGGGAATCCAGTCTATTAAAGAGTGGCTGGCAGTTTCTCCCTGGGTTGGGGCTATCACTCATAACAAGATCCCTGTTTCGTTCATCGATTTTTCAACGCCTGTCTTCTTAGATGAAGAGGAGGATTAATGGGTGCCGCGGAACGTGCGAAGGGTTCACGTGCTGAGCGTGCGGTTGTGAACTTCTTAAAGGAGAACGGGTGGGATGCGGAAACGACCCGTGCTAGGACGGGCACTCGACGTGGTGACGATATTGTAACTGACCTTCCTGTGTCGATTGAGGTGAAAGATCATGGCCGTATGGATCTGTCGGGCTGGTTGCGTCAGGCTCAGGAGAATGCTGAGGGCCGTCCGGCTGTGGTTTGGCATAAGAAGCGAGGTGTTGGAAGTCCAGGTGGCTGGTATGTTACGATGTCGGGGCAGGATTTTATGAGGTTGTTTGATGTTTGAGTCTGACGAAGAAGAAGAAGATTTTCGCGAGATGCTGCGAGAATGTTATGAGCATCATCAGCGTATCGACGAAGGTATGAAACAACTTCTTCAGTCAAACCCGTGCCACCATTTCACGCCGTTTGGTGACTACATGATTGGCCGCACGATTGTTATCGGCGAAGTGATTGACGAGTACGGTCATATGCATCTTCTAGCGTTCGGGTCGCATGACCTTCGCCCGTGGGAAGTTCAAGGTATGCTTGATTATGTGAAGTCTTCGGTGATTCAGGAGCACCCGTGAACCTTTATGAGATGACGGAAGAGATGACGCGCCTTTCGGGGCTGCTTGATGCTGGTATTCAGACGCTGGCTGCAGCCTCGAAGGAGGCTGCTCATGCGGACTTTGAACTGAGGAAGGCTACGGCTATCGCCTGGACGAACGCTCCGAAGGGCACGGTGCCGCAGCGTGAGGCTCATGTTGAGGCTGAGACTGCAGAGTTGAAGCGGGCTTTGGATCTGGCTGAGGGCACTAGGTACACTGCTTTGGAGGCGGTAAGGTCTCGGCGTACGCAGATGTCGGCGTTGCAGTCGCTGATGGCGGCTCACAGGGCTGAGGCGGAACTGGCGTGACGAAGTGGGACAGGATGGTTGCGAAGGCGGAGAAGGAGTTGCGACGGTCTTCTGAGGCTATCAAGGCGTCTTCTCGTGGTGTCCCTTCGGGAAAGCGTTCTGACTGGAAGGTTGGGAAGAACCCAGGGTCGTTGCGAGGATGGCGTTGAAACGCTCTGAGATGCGACGTGAGAGCCGCAAGGGTGCGGCGCGTAGGAGGGCATATGACGAGGTCCGTAAAGCCGTCTGGGAGCGTTGTGGGGGCTCCTGTGAGATCAAGGCTACCTGGTCCTGCACGGGCCAGTGCGAGGAAGTCCACCACAAGCAGGGCAGGATCGGCGACAGAATGCTCGACATTGACAAGATGGTGGGTATCTGCCACAACTGCCACGACTTCATCAACCGTAACCCAGCGTTGGCGTATGACCGTGGATGGATGCTGAAAAGGAACGTCAGCGAATGAGCCACCGTGGCGGAATGGCAGACGCGCCCGACTCAAAATCGGGTCCCGAAAGGGGTGCAGGTTCAAGTCCTGCCGGTGGTACGCCCCCATCGTCTAGCGGCCTAGGACACTGGCCTTTCAAGCCGGCAGCACGGGTTCGAATCCCGTTGGGGGTACGCATATTCATCAGCCAGTGGAGATACTTGCGTGAGCAGCGAAGGAACATGTGACGTATGCGGCCTATCAGTATGGCACGAAAACCACGAAGCGTTCCACAAAATCCACATATGGAACCAAGACGTGAAGAGGCTGGCAGTCGAAAGAGAAATGGCGAAGTTCGAAAAGCGTCTGCCAAAACCGGAGCCCCGAAAAGGCTCAGGTTCCTCCACGCTGATATAAAGGTTGTCGGTTGTGCTATGGAAGAAAACCTAGGGGAATGGGACATCAGAACTGCGACCATCAAATACGACAGTGCGGCAGCAGTGCAGGTTCAGAAGGAGACTGTCCTTCACGAAATGATGCACGCCATCCTGGAACACACAGCAGTGGACGCGGAGATGCACGAAGATATTATTCGTGCCATCTCACCGCTGCTGCTTCACATGCTGACCATGAATCCTAAGATGGTCGGCTGGCTTACATCATCCGCCTGAGGGCCTCGCGCCATTCCATAGCAAGACGGCGGTACAGCCACGGTTCGATCTGCGACTTCTGCGAAAGCATCTGCGCATAAACTTCGTCGGCTTCTGCTTTGGTAGTAATACTGCGCACAGTTTCCAAAGCCTGCGCACCGTAACGCTGCGTCCAACGAAGTTGCGCAGGTGTGCTGGCACGATTGAACCTTGCCTGGCCTCCAGAGACGACAGGAACATCGGTCTGCATAGCGATTGCTTCAGCGCGGCTAAGGCCAGGGACTTTCGGAGTCGTTAGAGATTCGTAACGGTCGAAGCCAGCCGCACCTTCCGAAAGAATCTGGTCAATCGGCTTTGCAAGTTCTGCACGACGAGCCTCTTCCAGCCGAGAAGACATTGCCGACTTCTGACGCTGCTTGCTGCTCTGCTTACGAGGACGACGCTTACGACCCGTGTCCATAGGAATGCCACCCATGAAGTCGGGAGACTCACGCTCAAACTCTCCACCACGGTCCGTGACACGCCGCATGCTCGTCGGGTCTTCCGAAACGCTACGGTAATCAGCGGTCTCAGTCAGCACACGGTTCTGCCGCTCAACCTCGGTCGGACCAAAGTCTTCCCCAAGCACACGACTAGGCGGCTCAATCGAATCGACACCCTGCAACTCGTCCATCTTGGCAAGCGCAGCGTCGTTCAACTCCAAACGGAACCGTGCAGCATCAGCCTCCGACAAACCCTTGGTATTTGTTAGCGCCTCCTGGGCTGCAGCCGACACACTGTAAAGATCAGACCTTGTCTGAGCCTTAGCAATAGAATCTTTCGCATACGCATGCTTACCAGCCGTGTAATCGCCAGAACGGATAGCGGCGACAGCAGCCTGCGAAGAAGCCGAAGGCTTCACCTGACCCATCTTCTCACGGGCTTTGCGGACTTTACCAAGGAGGAGGTCATACTGGTTGGCGTTCAGACCACCAGCAGTAGCGGCGTTGTAACGGCGCACACCACGTTCGCCAGCCTCGCCAAGCAACTCTGCAGACTCGCGGGTAAGTTTGTTGATCGTCTCTTCAATCAGCGCTTCTTCACGACCACGGACAAGATAGTCTTCGACTTCGTCCAAGCCGGCCGCATCCATCTTCTTTTCAAGGACTTTGATCCTGTCGTTCAAACCACGGAACACCGTAAGTTTGTTCGACGAAACTTCCAAAGCAATGCCAGTGACAGGACGCGAACCCTGCTTACGAGTGACCTTCTTAACGCCAGTGTCAACAATGTCACGAGGAACATCGAACCCCATGTCCTCAACCTGCTGAACAGTCAGACCAAGTCCGCCGTCCTTGACCGGCGTAAGCATCATCTCAGGAGTAATACCCTTAACCCCGGCCATCTTAAGACGCTTCGCAGTTTCAAGCGCAGCCTCATTGATAGCAGCAAGTTCACCAGAGTCAAAGTTAGAACCGACCTGAACCCCGCCACGGCCAGAATAACCTGAGACGCTACCGACCCCGACCTTGCGGCCCTGAGTGGCAGCACGCTGGGTGACCCGCCACATCATCTCAAACTGCTCGGGAGTTTCGGCCTGGGAAAGGAACGCCGCGTAAACGTAGCCCTCCTGCCCCTCAACACGCCGCTCAAACTCGCGGGCGTTATTAATGATGCGCTTTCTCTCCTTCGGATCCATGTCGACAAGAGTCGCAGCAATATCCTTCCACCGTCGGCGCAACTGCGGACGGCCAGGAACCGGCTCCCGGAACGGCGTCAGCCGTCTGACAGGCGTACTGTCCGGAGGAACCCTGCTACCAGGAGCGACAAACCCAATGTCCTGAGGATCTCTTAAAGTACGAGGGCGACGGATCGGGAACAGACCTTCGCCCTGAGGAACTCTCGGGCCAGCAAACCCGATCTGCTCAGGGGTCCGAGGAGCAGGCGGAGGGCCAGGGCGAAGATCAGGTCGAAGGGTAGGACGGCGGGAAAAAGGAACTTCCGCACCGCGAGACTCTTCAGGGATACCACGGCTGCGTCGAATTGCGGCCAGTTCATCGGAATTAAGAACGGCGCCGGGCCTAGAAATCAACTCGCCAGTGCCAACATCTTCAAAAAGATTGTCAGAGAATCGCCGAAGAGCGCCAGAACTAAGCCCATCGGCAATCCGCTGAGCCACCGAAACCCACGGTTTAACAGCCATCAGAACTCCAGTTCTTCCCACTCTTCCACAGTTTGTGGCCTATGCTTCAAAGAACGTTTGTATTCTGCGCCAGAAGGAATAGTCCTATCGCCCCAAGAAAGCCCGTCTTTAAGGTCCTGAAGTTTCCGTTGCCGCCGCAGCCTCGCATGAACCTTACGGTCGTACTCAGCGTCCACGCTGCGAATACTCCCACAGAATCCTGGCCCGCTCATCAGCGTCCATACGACGGACATCCTCAGGCAAGAACCCGAGGCTCTGAAGTTCGTCCTCCTCCAACGTCTGAACCCCGAACTGTCGGATTCCACGCTCTGCGTCAGAGTCGGCAGGCGGGACATACCGCCAGATCGTCTGGATCAGGTCCAACTGCGGAGACCCTTCAGGCGCGTAGGCAGACAGAGCAGCGACAATCTCTTCTTCTGCCGTGCCAGAGGCAATTAGCGTTTCAATACGGCGGAACATACGCCAGGCAGACACCGCTTTCCGAACGTCAACCTCTTCGGAGCCCATACCGACAATGTCAAGGTTGGCAATGAACTCTGGGGTAGCACCATCCTTGACCAAAGCACGAATCATTTCCATCTTGTATTCGTAATCTTCGCCGAACTTAGATTCCAACTGGCGCTTCACAAACTCGGTACGACGGTTCATCTCACCAGCAGTCTTCCAGTCGTCCAACGTAGACACAGGCAGGCCAAGCACACCAGACACGATGGCAGTAAGCCATCGGCCAGGGTCACGTTCGCCACCAGCAACAGGCGCCGCATACCGTTCGATCATTCCCACCTGAGGCAAAGCGCTACGCAGCGCGATCATTGCACTACGGTTGACCACCCGTTCACCAGTCGAAGGGTCGATGCGGCTAAGAACCTGCTTGAACCCTGGCAACTGCGTCCAACCAGGGGCAGGTTCGGTAGGCATCTCAGAGATGGCAGGTTCGCCTTCCATCCCTTTCATAATTTCGGCGCCCATCTTTGCGATAGGGTTCAGGTTCTGCCCAAACTCGCGGATGTTCAGATAGTTCAGCGGGTTAAACTTCGACACACCTTCGCCAGGGATACGAAGCCAAGTGTTCAAGTCGGTCAGCGGTTCCGCAAGGAACATGCCCATCGCCACGTCACCCTGAGGGCGCATCCATTCTGGCAGCATCTCGAAGATTGCAGAGTTCTCGTCGATCTGGAACCCGAACCTGTCGGCAACATACGACGGGACCGGATTCTCGTCATCGTCCTGGAACATGTCGCCCAAAGATTCGTGGATACGAAGAGCCTGCTGGATAAGGCCGGGCTGGTGGATGGCGGCACGAACCTGCAGCGGGACGTTGTAACGGGTCCACGTGTAGAACGGCAGCAGCAGTTTCAGACCGTTCCGTTCAAAATCAGACAGGTCGGAGTAATCGAACTGGCTGGCTTTAACCCACTGCGAGGCACCATACCCACGGATGCCAGACGCAGCATCTTCCAACCCCATTTCCTGCGCGCCCTTAAGGAACGCAGCCATACGCAGATACTCTTCAGAGGATTCGGCCATAGGAGCCATGACGTTACGGATCCACGGGTTATCGAACGCCGCTTTGTTCATCCACTTTTCGTACAACCCGATGTCGCCAGAAGCGACGACGGTCGTCGGCGCACCAGTCGAACCCATGTTCGGCTCAAAGTATTCGGTGATGACTTTGCCAGTGTTGGGGTCAAGCCGTTCGTTCTTCAAAGTTCCGGCTCGGCCGGTCTGGCTGCTGAACCCAAGGATTTCTCCCACGAAACGTGAGGTGTTGCGGTTACCGCCAAGCCCGTTCTTGTGGAACAGTTCCCACAGTTCGATCAGAGCATCCCCGTCTTCAACGCCTTTGATGAAGTTGCCGGTTTTGCCAGCATACTGACCGCGAATAATCTTCGACACTTCGTCGCGCATCATGTTGCCGACAGTCAAAGGCTCGCGTTCAAAGATCGTGTCGCCCAACTTTTCTTTAACAATCCTGCGAGCCTTTACCTGCGCGGTAAGAAGTGCGGCAGAAGCGGACGTGTGGACACGCCCCACCCCGGTGATGTGCAGGTTCCACGAACCACCGAGGATGTTACGGGCCACGAATCCAGGGCCACGGCCCAGCGTCATCCAAGCCTTCTGCATTGCGTAAAACGGCATGTAAAGGTTCTTGATCATGCGTGCGACTTCAGACTTGGGTTCCTGGTAGACGGAAAACATCCGCTGCAAAGACTCCATCAACTTCTCAGACCCGTACATCTGCTGCATCTGCAGCGACACACGGTCCTTGACCCGTTCGACAGAATCTTTAGCAATAGTCCCATCAGGGTTAAACGACATTCCTTCGATGTTCATGTAGTTCTGTGCAGTCAGCCAGTCACGAAACCCTTTTGCAAGGTCTTTGTCGGTAACCGCAGCAACCTTGTCACCTTTGCGAATGTACGGACGGCCGCTAGCAGAAACATCTGCGCCGGGCTTAAGCCGTCCAAACTTCTGCATCTGACGAAGACCAATTTCCACAAGGGCCTGGATCGTGGCGGGCTGATCCTGAGGAGGAACATTGTCAACCATTCTCAGCCAACCCTGATAAACCGACCCGAACGTACGCTCGGTCCCAGCAATCTCCTCCAGAATCTTTTCACGTTCGTCAGCAATCGCCGTCTTATAAGCAGCCGTACGCTTCGAACGGAAGATAGTTGCAGCAGAAACTTTCGCGTCCTGATAAGAGCCGAACACGACAGGGCTGCCGTCCTTGTTCAAAACAGGGTTGCCTTTAGCGTCCAGCAACTCCCATTCGGATGTGCCTTTCTTGTTGCGGATCGTAGTGCCATCCCACTTGTTAACAAACGAACCGCCTTTGCCCTGCGTGTATTCGTCAAGGTCAACACGCCGGGTGACTTCGATGCCGGCGGCAGCGATCCTGTCGGCAATAGCCTCTGCTTCGCGAAGAGTCTGACGAGACGCTGCCGCCCGCGGGACAAACTTTGTCTTCAACTCTTCTTCAAGGATCTTCAGCCAACCAGGCTGGTCAATGCCTAGCGCCTCAACGATCTCTTCGCCGACAATGCTTTCGTTCACACGCCGAAGGCTTGCAATGTCCTTAGCACGAGGGCGCGCAATAACTCCAGAATCAACAAACAGGTTGATGAGACGCTGCTCGTTCAGCGCCATCTTTGTATCGATAAGATAGTCGGCCATAAACTGGGTTGGGTCTGCCTTGAAGACTTCGTCCCAGCCTTCGTCGCCCATCGTCAGAATGTTTTCCGGCGGCTCCCAGCCAACACGAACAATGTCACCGTTCTTTTTCTGCGCCCATCCGGAAGCAAACCGTGAACGGGTTTTAGAAAAGTCCGAAGTAGTACCCGTTGTGACAAACATCCGGCCCTTGCGAGCCCGCCGTGCCGCCTCACGACCAGTTGTAATACGCGGCGCATAGTCCTGAAGGAAATTGAAAGCACTGGTGTAGTCGCGGTTGTAGACGCTGACCGCTTCATTACCGATCTCATCCAACATATCCCGCCAGATTGCAGCAGAGTCCAAAGCGCGCTGCTGCATCTCCGTCAAAGAGTCACGCTGCTCCAACGCCTCCTTCAACTTTTGAGTGCTGTAAAAGTAGTTCTTCCACTGTTCATGGAACTGGTCGCCATACTCTTGACGGCCAGAAATGTAAAGGTTGTTCGCTGTCGTATGCCGCTCATAAATCTTACGTTCAAACAGCGCGTCAGCCTGGCGGGCTTGGAACTGTGCAGCCTCAGCGACAGAATAGTCAAGGTAACTTGCCGCAGAACGGCCGGCACCATAAGGAATAGTCCGACCCGTCGCAGCAACAATCGCATCATAATAGATGTCAGCGTTCTTACCTGTGATCTTCCCAAGAACCGGAGCAAGCCCAGCGCGAAGATAATCCCGGCCCCGTTCCGTCAGTTCCGTAGCCTTCCGAATAGCCTTGTACTTTTCACCAAGACGGCCAGCGCCAACACCCTGAACGCCCCAAGCCTTTGCCGTACCGTCTGCGTTTCGAACAAACGGCGCACGGATACGAAGACCACCCTGAATGTCCTTTGGAAGCGATGCAACATATGCTTCGCCGAAATCGTCACCGAAAGACTTACGCGCCCAGGCTCGCAAACCTGCAGCCGAACGGCGCGCATAGTTCAAAGCCGCAGCCTCAGGAGCCAACTGCAAGGCAACGTCGCGGCTGATGTCAAACCCGACATACTGGCGCAGCATGTCAGCATCCTGGAGCACACTACCAAGTTCGTCGGTCTGATCAAACGCCTGCTTGCGCCACTTGTTAAAGTTGCGAATCCAGTCCTTGTCCTTACCGTCAATGACCCTGTTCAAAAACTCTTTGTTTGAGAACAATTCGTCCATGTCCCGGCGCATAATACGTGCCACAGCATCAGACTTGACAACATTGTCTTGAACCATCTCAGAAATAAACCGTCGCGCATCAAAAGTCGGGCGGCCAAGCGCACCCTTAAGAACGCTCCGAGTAGCCGACGCAACCTTACGCGACGCACCAAGACGGCCAAGAATAGACCCGCCGAAAGAAATGTAAGTCAGCGGGTCAACAGCCGTATCGATGACAAAACCAAGGGCGCTGTTAAACCCGCGTTCGATCAGCCCGACTTCTTCCCCGCGAGCCTTCTTATTCGCAACAGAAGTAAACTCTGCGAAACGGAACTGGTCCTCGCCGCTGATGCCTTCCATAGCGCGACGAATAGCAGTGTTGATGTTGTTTCGGTTTGCCGCATCAGCCTCGCGCTCCCCCGTTTCGGGCCGCGACATACCAAGAAGACCAGTAACAGCACCGACACCGGCAGACGAACCGCGCCCAAGGAAATCAAACAGCGAAGCAACGACGCCCTTGTTCGGCTCTGTCCCAACTCCAGGGATCGCCTGCTCTGCAGCCTGGGCAACGTCGTATTCCGGCTGCGCCTGAATTTTTCTGACAGTGCCACCGGGGGCGCCAAGTGCTTCTGCGATAGAACCTTCGGTCATACCGAGTAGGCTTGCATAGGTTTGACGTTCTGGTGCGCCAAGACTTCCTGTGCCTCTACGGCGCTGGAAGAACGAACCGAAAGTCGGACTTCCCGAACGGGAACCTTCGGTAGGAAGAAAACCCTGTGACATTATTCGACCGTATTCGCCGCAGCCGGGAGAGGAACGCTTTCAGCAGCAAGAGCATCAGCCTGCATCTGATCAACACGGCGCTGCAAAGCAAGGTCACTTGCCGCAGGGCCGTAAACATTCGAGTAAACCGACTCTTCTTCAGGAGTCGGAAGCCGCCCAAACTGCTGAGCAAACAGGTAGACAAAGTCATCAAGACCCAACGTGCCGCTGCCAGCAACATCAGAAATAAACTGCTGGGTAGCGGCCGGCCCAAACTGGTCGGCACGCTCAGCAGCCAGACGGGCGTTCAACTCCGAAGCAGACTGCGAAGCAGACAACTGCTGCATAAGCAGGTTCAACTCCGCATTCCGCATTTCAGAACGTTCCTGGTTGATACGGTTCGCAACATCCCGCTGATAGTTAGCAATACCACCAGAACGGGCAAACGCCGCAGCACGCTGCAGATCGCCCTGCTGGGCGGCACCCTGAGCGGACGTAACGTCGCCAAGCCAGTCCACGCCCTCTGCGCCGATGTCGCCTATACGCTGCGTGTACTGCTGCTCAACAGGAATCATAGCCTGAGCAAAGTTAAGCCATTCGTTCCCGGAAGGAGTTGCCGCAGCGCCCAATCCAAGGCCGCGCATATCCTGCGCCATGCCAGTCTGCTGCTCAGCAAGCCGGGTTTTAAGATCCGAAGCAACACCGCCAAGAGACTCGCCAAGACGGTCAACTTCCGCAGCAGTCCCCTCGCGGGACATCCGAGCACGGTCACGAATCTTAGATTCTTTCTCCGCATAAATCGAAGAGATCGCCTCAACACCAGCAGCACGCTGCGCCTCAATGTCTTCCAACATAAACTTCAAACGGGCACGTTCTTCGTCAGTCTCAGCCAACTGGTACTGGCTTCGCAGATTTGCCAAAGCCTTGTTGTACTGAGCGTTCAAAGCGCCCATGCTCGCACCGGCCTGGGCCGAAGGCTGATTGCCGCCACCGCTGGCAACAAGCGCCTCAGCAGCAGCGCGAGCATTAGGATTCTTACGCCCACCTTCACCGGCCTGCATTTCAGCAAGACTCCGATACGACTTACCTGCGGGAGAAGCGCCCTGTTCTTTAATCCGGTCAGCCATCCCAGCATAACGTGCAGCGGCAGCATTGGTCGGCGCAGTAGCGCCGCCAGTAAGAAGAGCGCTCGGCTGACCGGAACTTGCAGGAGCCGGATCATTGCCAGCAACATTAGCATAAATACCCGCAGCAAGAGCGGCAGGAATAGCAAGACGAGGATTACGACGAGCAACACGAAGCGCAGGCTTAACAACACCACCGATGCCTGCCCGTGCGGCCCTGAAGGGATGACGCAAACCCGCCGCACGAGTTGCTGTTCCAGCAGCACGAAGAGCGCGACCAGAACGGCCAAGTGCACTAAGCGCACGGCCGCCTTTCAACGCCCCCGTGACAGCCCCGCCACCGTAAATCCAGGAAAGGGGACTTGCAATAGCAAACGCGCCTTCCTTCAGCGCCTCTCCCCAATCACCACGCTGCCCAGCATTCCACGCACGACGCGCATTATCCAAACCAAGTTCGTTTGCAGCCAGCGTCATAAGAAGTTCGGCAGTATTAGGATCTTCGCCGCCAAAACGGTAAAACCCCGTGCCGTAATCATACCCGTTGCTAACACGCTGAGGCTGATACTGGACGCCCCCTGCTTCGGAGTACATCCCAGAAACTACATCTTCAAGAAAACCCATATCAGCCTCCCAGATACTGCGAAACGTTCAAAAGATTCTCGATAGCAGAACGCATAGACGCCTCGTCCTGATCAACCCGAGCAATCTCCTGATCCCGGTCCAGACGCAATTCCTCAACCATCTGGGAAAGCGCAGAAAGATTCGTCGAAAGTTCCGAGTCAATCTCCCCATACTTCAAACGCAGATCCTCGCCAGCCCTACGCGCATAACGGCCCGCAACCATAGGAGCCCGAGCCGTACCTTCTCCGCCAAACTCTCGCATCTGGTCTTCAAGATTCCGCTTAAACTTGCGGTCCTCAGCCTGCCGCTTCCGAATAGCAGAAAGTCGCGACAGCGACTCAGACCTGGCAGCCCCAGCCAAAGCCTCCTGGTACGCCTCATCAGCAACACGGCGGCGGTCAGCCAACGCACCCAACTGCGCAGAAGTCAACGACGGAGCAATCTTAGGATACGTAGGGACCTCGGGGACTTTCAAATCCGTACGAGTGTTATCAGGCGTAGGGTCTGGGTCCGGGTCCGGGTCAGGCTTAGGAATAACAGGTTTTGCCGAAGGACGGTAGCCTCCGGCGGTTCTTCCAAGATCAATGTCCCAAGGTTTTACAGCCAAATTCTGCTCCTAAGCGTCCACTAATGAGAGAGACTGTGGCCTAAAGGCCAAGCAGAAACTTCCACAAACGCGGGTTAGCCACCCCAGACATAGGAAGATTGGCCTTCTGCTGCGCACGCTTCACAGCCCCCTCCACAGATGGCCCGAACGCACCATCCAACCAGCCGTCCTTGTTCAGATTTCCTTCCAAAGTCATAAACCCGCCAGAAAACAGCAGACCCTGAAGACGCCGAACCCACGAGCCACGTTTACCACGACCCAAACTGTTAGGAAAACTCATCTTCTTGTCCTTCCCTATGGGCCTGACAATCTCCCCACCTTCGACTTTAGTACCCATAAGATTTGTCACATAACGGCGGAACATGTCCATATCGACGCCGCGAGGATCTACCTTACGTTTAGGAGCCCACTCCTTATGGCCGACAACCATGCTTGGAGTAGCCTGCATGACTCGCAGCAGGGCGGCAGTTCCGACCCCAAGCGCTTCAATCTGCTTCTGAGGCCAAGGTTCCCCCACTCCGTCGTTAGCACATTCAATGCCAATAAAGTTTGTGTTCCCAGCCGTAATATTCCCCCACTTACCAGCCCCCGCATGGTTCGCTTTCCCCGCAGCAATCACCACAAAAGTGCCGTCACGCTCCAACTGAAGATGGCAGAGCGGCCCCTTCAGGTCCGGCCGTCCCTGCACCAGAAGCCGTGTAAGGCGTTCTTTGGACCAGTTCGGGCCGGTGGCCGTATGGTGGACCATAACGCCCTTAGGCGTGAACGTGGAGCCTCCACGAACCGTCCAGCGGGGCGCCTCCTCAACGGTAAGGCCGGCGCCCCGCAGGGTGTTGGCAAGCCAGGTGGCGGTCACGGCAGATCCGTGTCCTCAATGTCAGGATAGTCGTACATCTCCTGCAGGTGCTTCAGAAAATCCTCAAAGGCCTTTCGCTCAGCCTCTGGATTTTCATATCGCGGAACAGCACGACCTCCCAGCAGCAGCCCAGCAGCAGGCACTCGCAGTTCCAGGAAGCGCAGCGCAGAATAATATACGGTCGCCAGAAGCACCGTCGTCCACTCGGCGACCAGGTCAGCCGGAAGCCACGGGCCAAGCGCAGAGGCAGCAACAGCACCGACCGCAAGCGGAACCACCGTTCGGCGGAGTGACAGGAACAGGTCATACTTATCAAACCTCATCATCAGTCCAGTCTGTAGGATTGTAATGCCATTTGTCGTCAAACGTAGCGAACGCCGTGTACGCCGTCAGAATGATACTAATCAGACTGACACCACCGACAGCCATTTGCAAGGCAACCGATGTATCCGTCCGGTAAGCGGCCATTGCAAACACAATCATCGCCACGCCC